AGAATCATTCGTTTTTTCATATTCTTCCAAGAAGGTTGTTTTGATAACGTCTTGAGGTATAGGTTCGTATGGGTTGATGTCCACACGTTCACCGTTTTTTGTATAGTGATGTGCTGAGAGATGTTCTGCAACAACTGCATCGACCGTGAAGTCCGGAAACACCAAACCTTTATCAACGTCCTCTATCAACTCTCCTACCGCAAAGGTGCCGTCTGTCTCTACCGTCAGTTGTCCTAAGTCCAAATCCTTGTATACGATTGTACCCACCGCCTCACTAGTGAACCCCCTGATAACCGTTCCTACATTGAGGCGACTGGTCATATCAGCACGAAGGACTAGAGTAGTATTAGGATGGTTCTTCTTGGCAATCTTCACTAAATCCTTTTGGGACACTGGCCACCCCTGTTCCCTTAACTTAGGGTTCATTAGGTACAACACCCAATGTAACTGAGGATCATTGTACAGGGAGAATGCAACGTTATCAGCACGTTCACCATTTGCTATATAATAGTCTTGGTAGAACGATGTTGACAGTCTAACCTCATCCATCACTTCTGCGTATGCTGTTAGGTTGACTGCTACAGCGGACTCACCATTAAAGTTATAGTTGATCTTAGGAAATGATTTAAAATATGCCATTAGTAACCCTCAAAAATATCTTGCTTGTTCAATGTGGTCTCTTCAGTGAAGTTCAATGAGAGGTCGATTTCGACAGGTTCGCCATCACGATGGAATGCCATAGACGATGGGTTGAAGTTGGTAGTAATACTAGTTAGGTAACACGACTTTATCTTAGGTCCTATAGCGAAGGAGCTTCCGTTTTCATCAACATATTCTGTTTTGATAATGAATGGGTGTGGATACTTGAATCCAACACTGATATCAGCGCCACTATCATCACCCTTAAAGTTGATAGACTCCGGATAAGCATAGAATCGAAATCGTTTGATGATTGCACGTATCTCTGCTGCCTCTTTAGAGTTCTTTGCAATGAACTTGAATTGGAAGGCAAACTGTCGTACCGCAACACCACGGAATAAGGTACGAATGTTAGGGTCAGCGGTTACACGTAATGCCGCAGCTGCTCCGTCCCCTACTTCGGTAGGTCCACGTTTTGCTAGTTTAGCAAGACCTAGTTTTCCTAAACTGTTTGCTCCTGTCTGACTAGTACCCTTGAATAGGTCAATAAAGTCTCCAAGTGCATTACCAAGTATATCCCCTGCACCACCATTCGCACCCTCTAGTGCGCTACCCAAGAGTGCACCTGCCGAACCTAGACTAGGACTATCATAAGTAAGGGTGTCCGTGGATCCGAATGAAATAGGTAGATAGACCGATATCTTCTTGGTAGTTAATGGCATATTAACACCAGGCGATATAGTAAGAGGTTTATTATCACCATCAGCAGTAGGTGGATCGGTTTCCTTTGTACCAGAGTCTTCATTCTCTCCAGTGTTTTCTGTCGGAGCATCTTTCTTCGGTGCAACGTCCTCGCCTTTGGTAATGGACACCACGCCCTTTCCAAAAGCTTTGAGAACATCTCCTAATGATTGACTTCCGTCCAGCTTAGGACCTGTGATCAACTGAGGGACAAAAGTAACCTTTGCTCCATATCTGTTAGTATCGGATATAGGATACACCAAAGGTTTGTGTGCAGTACCATCGTCGGACGCCTTAGAATCGGTCTTAGACGTTTTGATAGTAGATATCTGCTCTGCCGGAGTCGCTGGGTCACTTATTGTGTTTTCTTCATCTGCCATGGTCTGTAACCTATGTTTATAAATACTTTGATACTATTTATACAGAAACGATGAAGATATAAAATGAATCTAGTAGACGACAGTAAGTTCCTGACCGAAGGTTGGTCATATGATGAAGGGCACGTATTGCCTGACGCTACTAGTTGTAGAATCATCCATATCATATTGAAGATGACACGTTCTAGAAACGTGTTGGAAATAGGGTTCAATTATGGACACAGCGCATTCACGTTTCTAAATGTAGATACCAATGTCAAGTATCATTCGGTAGACATAGGGCAACACGAGTACACCTTGGTGAATGCTAATAAGCTCAAAGAAATGTATCCTGATAGGTTCGTGTTCAGTCACATGAGTTCTCACGATTTGGAACCACGTACCCTCGACCTATACGATATGGTGTTCGTTGATGGTGACCATAGCATCGAAGGTATGTCAAAGGACTTGAACCTATGCAACGAAGCAAGGGTCGAGTACATTCTATTTGATGATTACGTCAGTAGTCTATCGATGGACGAAAGAGTAGAGTCGCCGAACCCCAAGAGATTGATACATCATTACCTGTCCAAACCAGACTTTCCTTACAAGAAAGTACATGATTTCGCTTATCCTTCTAGTGACAGGGTCAACCACATGGTGTTATTAAAACGTGAAGACATATAAAGGACGGTACAAACCAAAGAACCCAGCCAAGTATGCTGGGGATGTAGACAATGTCGTCTACCGTTCGGGTTGGGAACGACATGTTATGAAATGGTGTGACGACAGTCTGGACGTGGTACAATGGATGTCCGAAGAGTTGGTCATCCCTTACATCTGTGAGACTGATAAGAAGCCACATCGATACTTCATGGACTTCGTCATCAAGTACAAGTCTGGACGTGTTGTACTGGTCGAGGTCAAACCCCACAAGCAGACCCTACGTCCTGAACGCAAGCAGGGAAAGTCCCGTCACACTCTATTGAATGAGGGTATGACCTACATCAAGAACCAATCCAAGTGGAAGGCAGCATCCGAATATGCGAAGGATAGAGGGTACCACTTTGAGATCTGGACAGAGAACGAACTCACCGCTATGGGTATCATGCCCAAGTCTACCCAACGTATGCGTACCAAGAAACCGTTAAAGAAATTACCCCCCTTTCGTAGTAAAAAGAAGAGCCGTTGATTAATCAACAAATAAAGAGTTGACTAGTCAACAAAATAACGTATAAATAGAAGTAAGAATTTTAACGGATACTTCGATGTCTAACATATTCCAAAGATTAGAACTACAAGCGTTCCGTGCCGGTATTACACCGCGCACGAAAGAGTCCCGTGATTGGTTTCGTAAAAAGATCAAGAACATGCGTAGTATCAAACGTGAATCATTGATGAAAGAAGACCCGTTGAAGCAAACGAGTAAAGAGATCGTCGGTGGTATGTACATGTTCTTCTACGATCCTAAACATAAGGATACGCTACCGTACTATGATACATTTCCATTGGTCATTGTAGTGGGTCCAGCAGAAGGTGGGTTCTATGGGTTGAACCTACATTATCTACCTCCTATCCTACGTGCTAAGATGCTGGACGCATTGATGGACATTACATCGAATACTAAATTCAACGACTCTACACGATTCAAGATGTCGTATGAGTTGTTGGTCAAGTCAAGTAAGTTGAAGTACTTTCAACCATGTTTCAAGCACTACCTGAACGAACACGTGCAGAGTAAGTTTTCTATGGTACCGGCACCGGAATGGGAGATTGCTACCTTCTTACCGACCGCAGACTTCCGTAAGGCAAACTCTAAGAAAGTATACTACGACTCCAAGAAAATGATAGGCGATTAATCGATGGCGGGAATAGAAGATTTAAAAAGCAAACTTATATCTAAGAATGGTATGGCGATGTCCAACCAGTATTCTGTAGAAATGCCCTCAGAGGTAGGAAATTCAGACCTTGGTGGTGTTGTGACTAAACTCAAAGGAATGTCGAGTAGTACTGCTAACCTATTGTGCAAAAGTGTATCGATGCCTGGTAAACAGATTGCTACCTTAGATCGACAGATGGGTATCTTTAATGAGAAGATAGTTAACGGGTTCATAGTAGACGATGTCACAATGACCTTCTATGCATTGAACGACTATGGTGTAAAAAAGTATTTCGACTCATGGCGTTCTGCTATGGTAGGTGAGTACACTGTACCTAAAGAAGAACCAGCCGAAGAGGAAGAGGGAGAACCTAAACCTCCTAAACCAACTCCTCTACCCAAGGGTACTGTTGGATACAAAGACGATTACGTTGCTCCGATAAAGATACATCAACTGAGAAAACCTATAGCAAGAGTCGGGTTCGATATAGGACCTTTCAGTATAGACTTCGACCTATTGGGAGCATCTATTTACAGCGTAGAGTTGATAGACGCATTTCCAACAACAATTACTAGCATCGAACTGACCAATGAAGCGGACGGGTTGGTAGAAGTTAGTGTAACATTCTCCTATACCAATTGGAGAGTCATCAAAGATGAACGAGGATTAGGAGAATTTAAACTGAGTTTGGGTTCAATATTTTAAATTATAGGATTACATAATGGCATTACCTAAGTTAAACGCATCACCAACATATGAATTAAACGTACCATCTACAGGACAACTAGTTACTTTCAGACCCTTCCTAGTGAAGGAACAAAAGAATCTATTGATTGCAATAGAGACACAAGAGAGGCGCGACATGATGCGAGCCATTGTGAGAACTATTGAGTCCTGTGTAGAAGAGACAATGAAGGACTTGACTATTTTCGATGTGGACTATATGTTCACTAAGATACGTGCAAAGTCTGTCGGGGAAACTGCAACACTGATTATTCCATGTGAAGAATGTAATCAAGGTTCCGAAGTACCGATAGAACTAGAAAGGATTATGCTACAGGGAGAAGTGGTTGATAATAAGCTTATTGAGTTGACAGACGATATTTCTGTACAGATGAGATACCCGACCTATGCGGACTTTATGGACAATGATAAGTTGTTTCAAGATACTTCTTTGACTGAGACTATTTTGGAAATGGTGATGACTTGTATAGCATCAATCAACACCTTAGAAGAGAAGTTCTCTACAAAGGATGAACCGCGAGAAGAACTAGTCAACTTTGTAGAATCTATGTCAGCCGAACAGTTTGAAAAGGTGACAGAGTTTGTGAACGGAATACCGACAATAAAACAAGAAGCGGACTTTGTATGTGACCATTGCGGTCATCACAACGATCGTATACTAAAAGGAATGGATGATTTTTTTTAATAAATCTCTCCCATGATAACTTGGCAAACTACTATCAAGTTAACTTCCAACTAATGAACAATTACAGTTACTCATTAGATGAAGTGGAAAGTATGTTGCCTTGGGAGAGAGAGATTTACTTGAGTATGTTAATCGATGATATTAAAGAAAAAAACGAGAGAGCAAAACAACAACAAGGTTAAACCATGGCACTTTCAACACTAGCAGATACTTTAAGATCACAAAACACGCAACTGGTCAACATCAATGATGGTATCAGTAGTATTGATGCATCTTTCTCTAAATGGTTTGTTGCACAAGAACAGGCAAGACTAGAAGACCTAGAACGCGAACGAGATAACGCCGCGGCATCTGGGGGTGGTGGTTCTGGTGGTGGTCGAACCGGATCCGGTGGTTCTGGTGGCGGAGGCGGTGGTGGTGCTGGAGGCATGTTTGCTGGAATAGGTGCTGCATTAGGTTTGGGTAGACTGAGTGGGGGTCTTGCTAAAGCAGGTATCTTCGGTCTTACTCAGATGATGTCCGAAACTCTAGGTACTGCTGTCGCAGAAATGACTGGGGATAATGAACTAGGTGCCGCAGCCGCGAATGCTGCTAAGTTCGGTGGTATAGGTGCATTGTTCGGAAAGAGATTCGCAGTACTGGGTGCAGTCGCGGGAGCGTTTGCTACTCCAGAAAACATAGAAATGTTAGGGGAAATTGGAGATACTTTAGGACAGAGAGGAAAAGAAGTAAAGGATGCACTCGCTGGATTGAATATAGCATTACCATCTTTGTCAGATGTTTACAAAACACTTGCGGACGGTAGTCATGAAATACTAAGTGGAGTTAATTCATTACTCAAGGGTGACGTTCAAGGTATGGCTGAAAACGTAACTGGTTTTGCAGCGGTCGGTGGTATTGCTAATGCAGCGAACTTGAAATTGAACAAGAAACTGAATGCAGGGAAACCTCCTACGCCTACCAACCCAGCATCATCTATGACTAAACAGGAAAGAATAACCGCGAACAATAAGACTGCATCTAACCTGAGTAAAAAGAAATTAAAAGCACTTGCAGATAAGGGAATTACTGTAGACAAGGGTGGAATGAAACAGAACGGAAAGTTCATGTCCGCTGATAAGATGGATGATGCATTGAAAAGTGTTAAGGCGCCTACTTCGGGTCAAGCAAAAGGTTTGGCAGCCGCAATGGCGAAATACAAGAACTTTGGTAAGTTCATGAAATTACCTATAGTAGGTCAACTTGCATCTGTCGGTACCATTGGATTAGTATTAGCAAACGATGACTTGTCTGCCTCAGAAAAAGCAGCAGAAATCGCTGGAGCACTGGGTGGTATCGGTGGTGGTACTCTTGGTGCACTTGCAGGAGCAACACTAGGTACTACTGTCGGGGGACCCTTCGGTACTGTTGCTGGCGGATTAGTTGGTGGTATACTGGGTGGTTTCTCAGGGGATTACTTAGCGAAAAACATTGCAGAGTGGATGATAGGTGGTGGCGGTGAACTAATAGACACCATGAAAGAAATTACTACAATGGGTGGTGGCGGTGCTGCTACTGCTGTTGGTGGTAGTAGTGGTGTAACTGGTGCACCGCCTGCAATGAAGATGCCAACCGCAACTGGTGCGCAGATTAAAGACGGTACTACACAATCACAGGCACTCGCTGGACTGGGTGGTGGCGGGACAACCGTAGTTGCTCCATCGTCATCTAATGTTTCCAATACAAGTAGTAACACAAGTCTAGTATCAGGTGCAGTCATGTCATACGATAGTTACGACCCACTATCAGGCACCAGAGCCTCATAAAAAAAGGGGGACCGAAGTCCCCCCAAATCTATCAACTGTAATATATCTTACTCTTCGGCAGCCATCTGCGCGAAGTATGATAGTGTGTCATCCGCAGCTGCGACAGCAGCAACTGGAGCAGGAGCAGCTGCAACAATAGTAGGTTCAGAAGAAGTGTCCCACGGTGGAGCCTCTTCCGCACTTGCAAGTGCTTCGTTCTTCAAAGTTGAACCGGCACCAGTCGCAAGACCTAGTACTGTCTCTAACTTCTGCTTCAACTCATCGTAAGACTTGAACCACTTTGCATCGTGTGCATTCGGATAGTCTGGTACTATGAATTCGTTCAAGTCATACAGTGTATTGTACACTGCTTCAAGTTGAGTCTCATCAGCACCCAAGAACTGAGAAGGTGACTTAAAGTCTGACTTATCATAGTTACGGTATCCCGCAACGTTACGAATCTTCAGTTCGAAGTCCGCACCGCCCCAGAAATCAAAAGGATTGACCGGAGTCTCGCCTGGGAATTCTGGTTGCATCTGGTCCATGATCTTATCAAAGATCTTCTTACCGAACTCGTAGATGAATGACTTGCCATTGTTGGCAGGGTTTGCAGGGTCGTTAATAACTTGAATGTTAGTAACGTAGTGTAGACGACGCTTCTGGCGACGTGCAGTTTCTTTGTCTTCTTCGATGCCTGAGTTCCACAGACGTGAGTTCAACTCACCTAATGGATCGTTCTGACCTAGGGTCGTTAGTGAACGCTCGATGTACCACTGTCCGGTTGGACCCTTGAATGCGTGATCCCAGTAGCGAACCCACGGTAGGTCTTGACCTTCAGTAGCAGGAAGAAAACGAATCACGGCGTAACCATTACCTTGTTCATCAACGGTAGGTTTCCACTTGCGATCGTCTTGGTATTTGTTGGTGTTAGATGCTTGACCGGATGCTTCGGTAGCAGCGGTGACAAGCTTAGAGATGTCCATAGACTTGGACTTTAGATTTGCAAAAGACATAATATTTCCTTAAATATAAACTTAAATATAAACAATGTATGAGATTACCCATAAGGGCATAACTATTTATACGTCTAGCGTGTTCTGCTTTGGCAGAAAATTCAACTGACGTGCTTCACTCTCAAGATGTTCGACGATAGTTGGAGACAAGTACTTCTTGATGTCTTCCAGCTCTAATCCGTTCTTCTCACAGAGATGTACAATGGAATCCATGTACGACATTCTGTTTTGAAATACGAAACTTTCGATCATCGCAGAGAATGATTTCTTGGTTAGGAACTTCTCTTCAGTTTTCTCATCCATTGATTA